GAACCTCACGGCGTCACCTCCGCAGCAGTCACGCGCAAGCGTTTTTTACGCCCACTGTCCGGGTCCACCAGGCTCAACACGTTGTACGCGGTTCCGTTGAGGACCAGCCGGCTACGCGTGTTGATGATCGGACTCCAGGCAGTCTCGATATCCAAGTTCGTCCGTATCGCCGAGCCGCGATCATCCATGACCTCGCTCTGTGAACTTGTGACCATGCCGCGAACCGTGCCGACATTTAGCCAGGCTAATTGTGCTTGGCCAAATGCGTCAACCGTCTGTGTAGACGTTTGCACCGTCAAGACTTCGCGCCAGAATCCACATCCGGCCATAGATCATCCGATCGATTGGTCTGAGTGCATCCGCCGTATGGTCTGGATGAACGGGTGCGGCTCGGGGGTCACGGCGTCATCGCCGCGCCACGGTTCAAGGCCACCGACTTGCAGCCGGATAGCCATCCACTCTTCCTCCGACATCACCGCCACGCCACGGTTGGTCGCAGCCTCCCACATGGAGACAGCCGCGCGCAAGGAAGCGGCGATAGCCGGATCATCTTCCTGATGACCTTTTTTTAGCCATTGCCTGACGTCATCTAAATTGGTGGGAGTGCCAGGCATGATGTGCTCCACGGCGGCGGGGGAAGGGCCGAAGCCCCGCCCCGCCGCTGCTGAGAGGATGATTAGGCGTTAGTGACTTGCATCTGCACGATTGCCTTCGCGCGGGTGAAGTTGCCGTTCATGAACATCGTGCCTTGGAACTTGACCTGGGCAGCTGCTGCCAGGCTCAGATCGTCGCGCATGATGGTTGCGCCGGCCCACTCGCGAGCGCTGTAGCCCTCGTTGTGGTTACCCAGCGACAGAATGACGTTCTTGCCAGTGCTTCCGGTGCTGACGTGCGTCGGCAGGAACTCAGTGACATAGACCGGGAGGCCCATGAGGGTGAATCCTGCACCGGCTTGACCGACAGCATCGGCGGATGGGATGAACACTGGAACACTGTTGATGGTGAGTCCGGCGATCTTCGCGTACGCGTCTTGCGACATGAGCCACGATGAGGTGCCCCAGTAGCTTGCAGGGAGACTGGTGTAACGCATCGCGGTGAGATTCGCCACGGTGCACGCTGCGGTCACAGCGAGTGCACGCGTTGTACCAGTGCTTGTCGCAGTGGCGATCGTGCAACCAGTCTGCACGGTAAAGAGGCCAGTTGGCTGATTGAGAGTCGAACCGTTTGTACCGGTTGAACCACCACCAGCGATCAGACCCCATTCAGCATTGCGAACGAACTGCCGATTGAGGTTGTCGACCACTTCGGATTCCAAGTCGAAGTTGCTCTGCAAGAGCAGCTGCTTGGAGACGGTTGTGAACGGCAAGCACGCAGCCGGTGCAAGTGGAACTTCAGCGTAGACCGGATTAATTTCGGTGCTTGCTTGTGTGCCAACGTCGGAAACGGTCCACGCATTTGCAATCGCGTCAGTGCTGAACAGCGCGTTGTAGCGCAGGGTCTGGTAGCCCTGCACGCCGGACTTGTAGTCGACCAATTGGCGGGCCACGGTGGCCATACTTGCGTAATGTGCCATGGCATCGGTGTACAGCTTCGGGATGAGGACCGAGTTGGTCGCAGGGTTAGCGGTGGTCATCGCTGCACGCTGTTCCGGCATACGGCCGCCGCGCAAGTAGCTCAGCCACTGGTCACGGTACTCGGGCGATGCGCGCCACTCTTCGCTCGCGTCGCGGCGATCCATCGTGCGCTGAATCGGAGTCGCAGCCTCGCGGATGCCATCAGCGGCAGCCATCGCGGCGTTGCGCGCTTCGGTGATCTCCTCGATCTGTGCGACGATCTCGGCGCGGTTCTCTACTTCGGTGCCTTCGACGTTCTGTGCGCGCAGTTCTGCGAGCTTTGCATTCATGGTGCGGATGTTCATTGGCTTGATTACCTTTGTGATGACTGGCGTTTCTTGTGATCTGACGAATGAAGTCGTGGCGTTGTAGGCACCCACTTCGACGAGTGAAATTTCTCTGAGATTGACTGAGTTCAGCGTGCGCTTCTCACCGGCCCACGAATCACCACCTGGTGGAACCGAGAATCCGAACGACATTTCGCTGACTACGCCGCGCTTCACCAGGTCGAGCACGTCTGCGTCGCGTTGCGAATCGCCGAGCGTGGCGGTGTATTTCAGACCTTGCGCGTCTGATTCAAGAGCCAGCGTGCCGCTCTTGGTGTTGGCCAGAATCTGCTTGGAATCGTGCATGAACCACAGCGACGCACCGGCTGCGATCGATGCGTCAAACGCACCAGGCGCGATGCGCTCGGTGAATGTGCCCTTCGCACCCATGAGCGGCTTGCTCCATGAGTTGTAGAGAGCGGCGTAGCCGGTGATGGTCTTGCCTTCAACAGCACCGATGGATGCCTGGCGTGTTTCTAAATCACTCATATGGTGGGTCCCCTTCGTCTGCGTCTGCGAGATTCGCAGCGGGTGTGATGCCGGAGATCACCGGCGCCGGATCGTCAAGGCCTGCGATACGTGGCAAACCGAGCCGCACGCGTGCGTCGTTCGGTGCCAGGACGCCGACTTGCACCAGCGCCGCGTACGCCTTGCCGGCTGTGCGGAAGTCGCCTTGCGTGATAGGAACAAGATCAGTTTTGATGCGCTCACCTGGTGGGAGCAGCTTGCGCGATAGTTCCGCATCGATGCCGGCGCAGAACGGAGCCAAGCAATGCGTCACGTAGGCCTGTGCGATCTCAGGTTGTGAGCGCCCCTCGCCCTGATAGAGCAGTTGCGGAGGCACGCCGAATGCACGCGCCACCTCTTCAACGCCCATCTTCTTGGCGTCCATCAAACGAGCGGCAGCGTCCGCAGCCATCTGCGATGCCTTCATGCCTTCGCCGAAGAACGCCGGGAAGCCAAGTTTGTCTGCGCCGCTGTGTTGCTCTGCCCACTTAGTACGCATCGAATCGCGCGCCGTAGCAGTCAGGGGCCCGGGGTGCTCGATCGCGAGCTTTCCGACAAAGCCGGATTTGGCCAGTTCCTCGATCGCTTGGTCCAGAATGGCTTGAGTCCCAAGCACGCGAGAGCACTGATCAATCGGAGACACCCCGAGCCATGGACTGCGAGGGTCCGTCGAGGCCCTCACATGGATCAGACTTGAGTCATCCACCACCGAATTGTTGACGATGTAACGGGCTTCTGACCCCTTAATCTCAACGCTGACGGCAGACGGGTCAACCGGATCCAAAGCCACCGGATCGCCGGTGCGGAGATCGCGCCGGATGAGCAGGTAGCCATTGCCGAAGTAGAGAGCCGACGTCGCCAGCCACTTACGCATTTCGTATCCACTCAGGAAGGAAGCGGTGTTCCCGTAGAGCAGATCGACCGCGGGCGAGTCCTCAACTACGGACCCGTCGCGGCGCGTTACAGTGAGATCCAACCGCGCTGAATCGGTGCTGATCAGATTCACGGCACGCACGATGGCGGGGACGCCGAGTAGATCAGCGGATACCGTCGTAAACGTCAGCGGTGTGTAGCTGATGATCGTTTGCGCGATCGGGCGGCGGAAGAATTTACCCAACCATGATCCCATTCCCGTACTACACCACGACATTTCACGAATGCAATAGCGCCTACATACACCGCGTCAACGGTGTGTAGACACTATTTCAGATTGTGTATGCGGCGTACATACGCGCAGTAATCAGAAGCACCAAACACAAACGCCGCGGCGATTTCTCGCTACGGCGTTTGTGTTCAAACCCTCGGGGCATCCCAAGGCGGCGTTAGCCGTCTTACTGAGGCGCAGTGCGGCACCTCAGGCCATGTTGCCATGACAAGTGAATCGTATCAGAAGCCTGGTTGTGTTTCATACATCGAGCCTCCCATGATCTGCAAATCGTTCAGCACGCGCGCCGCCATGACCTGCGCGGTGAGCGCGTCGATGTTGCTCGTGCTCTTCTGCTTCACCGGCATGGCCAGTCCAGTGAGTCCGACATAGAGCCGAGCCGACGCCAGGCACGCTCGCAGCACTGGGTCCGGCTTGCATCGGATGCGTTCGGCGCGAATCCAATCGCTCCAAACAGCCCAACCACCGCCCATCCAGACGATTGTCTGCGGTGCTTTGTGCCATTTCCAGCCGTGTTTCCGCTCCATTTGGGCAGCCCAGGCGCTCGCTTTACCGACCGGATCGGCGACAAAAGCGCGCACGTCGTACGTCCGACAGATGTCTACAAGCCTTGCTTCGACCAGATCGAGGTCGATTGTCGGCCCACCAGCCAGCGAAAGTGCGTGATCATCCACCCATTTCTGCAGTGGTTGGCGCGTTCTCTTCTCATCGAAGGCGATATCAGCGCCGGCCCACCAGTGGTATCCGCGCGTGTGCACCTTTGTCCCATCCCACACGGCCAGGCACAGCGAGGTCAGATCGCACTGTGAACCGAACGCGAAACCGCCCTGGCTGAAGTCGACCGCCACCACACCGGCTGCGCCTTGCAACATATCCCAGTCTTCCTCCACCGAAACACGGTCTAGTAGCTCGAGCGGCAGAGCGCCGGCAAGGTCATCCGTGAACGTAGCGAGTTCTTGCAGCCACGTTTCCTCCCGTGCTTTCGGGTCTGCGGTCGCCAGTGCGTTAGCGATCTTGTCACGGATGACGCGGATGCCAGCGCCAAGTACGCCGGCGCTCGGGTTCGCGTGCTGCACCGCTAGGTCAGAGTCCGGCACATCGTCCGTATCCATGCCCCACAGCATCGCCCACCACCCTTCCGGCAGCGGCGTCCCCTGGTCAATCGCGAGTTCGCACGCTTGCCAGTACGGCCAGAGTTCCCGTGACTTCTGATCGCGATCGGGCGTGGTGATGAACAGCATCTGACCCGTCGGTGACTTGGTGACCGATGACATCCCGCGCAAAATTGCCGCGTCCATGCGACTAGCTTCGTCCGCGATCAGAAGCCGCGGGACCAGACCGTCCATACTTTGATCGGTCGATGGGAACGCGTTGAATACAGCCTTCTTGTGTTGGATCAAACCGGAGGTAGTCGAAGCACCACCACCCACCGAGCGCCACCGGTCCTCGCCGTTGTGCATCTTGGCGATACGCCCGTGGATGATGTTCGCTTTCATTTGGTTGGTTGCCACCGCGCACAGTTCCATATCCTCGCCGGTGGACAGCAGCCACTCGAGCAGCGCCACCACCAGCCCCGTCTTGCCGGCTCCACGGGCCACCGACCACAGCGCGTAGCGCGTAGCCGGAGTGCCATCGTCCGCACGCCGGCGCGCCAACAGCACCGCACAGACGTGGACCTGCCAGGGCAGGAGCTTCATGCCCATGACCTGAGCGCGGCTCACGAACGCGTCCAGCTGCGTGCCGTCCCAGGCGATGCCGTGTTCACCTGGTGCGTATCGCTCTGCCAGGTAACGGGCACACGCCGCCTTGATGCGCTTCGGCGCCGGCACGGTACCCAAGATCACGCCCCTGGCGTACCCGTCCGATCGCTCCATGGCGGTGTCGACGCGTTGAATACTTGTAGCCGTGGGTTCTTCCTGCGGACCGACGGTCCCACAAGGCGGTGCCCAAGGGACCGGGGTACCCCCCCTACCCAAGGGGGGGGGATCAATTATTATTGACGCGGATTTCTTAGGGTTGTTTTTTCGAGTTCTTCGTGGCACGCTCGGCAACACACCATCAGGTTCCTTGGGTCCATCTTGAGGCCCGGATTGACCTCCAGTGGCACGATGTGATGCACTTCGTCGCTCGGTGCTATCCCGCACCGTTGGCACAGTGGGTTGTTCTGCCTGAGCTTCAGGCTCAACCTCGTCCAACTGCCGCCATAGCCCAATCGCCTGCCACGTACTTCTGAGACTAGCGCCGCGTACGGCGATTTCCACGTCTTCATCTTTCATCTCCTTGCCTTTGTTGGTGACGGGTGACGCTTGGTGACGCTTGTTTGCATATGAGTAGCCACGGGCGCGCGCGTGCGCGTGCGTGCTATGTCAGAAAGAAGCGTCATAAGTGTCACCAATCTAATAAGTCCACGTTCTGTAGTTGGAATATTGCCAAATGTCGATTTCATAATGTGTCACCCAATGCGTCACCATGTGTCACTAGCGTCACCCCTGAGAAGCCCCGCGAATGCTTCGTACGCTCTGCAATGATCCCACGGGCCTTTAGGTCTGGTCCGAGCCGCCTCATGCTCTTTGGATGTATGCCGTTCTGAGCACACCAGTGGCTCCATGACGCCATGATCTGTGCGCTGCTTACCCATCCACTCTCCACCCTGACCGTGCAATCCTGCAACCAAGCGCCGACCGTGTCCTGATCATCGAGGTAGCCCGCCGTTGCCTTCAGGATCGATTCCGGTGGACGCAAGCCGCCAAGAGTCGCCCATTCCTCAAAGCCCTCCATGGCCCAACGTAGGACGCCTCCTGCCTCCTCCCTGAGTTTCGCTCCCAGGTCGCCGTCTGGCTTCTCTGGCTTGTTGGTGAATGGCACCATGCACAGCCGCCTACGCATGGCATCGTCCACCACCGCGATCTGCGGCGCATGGTTACCCACCACCAGCAGCTTGAAACACGGCGTGAACTCGAACCAATCCTGCCTCATATGGCGAGCCACCACCACATCGCCGCCCGTGAGTTGCTTTAGCTTCGCGTCATCCCACTTTCGCCCTTCCTGCGTTTCATTCGCAATGGCCAGGCGTGCGCCCTTGAGCATGGCGATCTCTGCCGGATGCCGATCGCCCTTGCTCTCCATCAGCGCGTCCATTGGCAGCGTCTTGGCGTACTCGCCCCAGGCATAGCGGATGGTGTCGACGAAGACGCTCTTCCCGTTTCCACCTGGTCCGTGGATGAACAGGATGCAGTGTTCCTTGGTGCTCCCGCTCAGCGCATAGCCGGCCCAGCGCTTCAAGAACGCAACCACCTCCGCATCGCCACGTGCAGCCTCGAGCAAGAACGCTTCCCACCTGGTAGTGGATCCACCTGGTCGAACGCCTACGCGCTTCGTGATGCTGAGATCGAGCAGCCGGTTGATCGCACTACCCTCGATCAGGTCATAAACATCGTCAGGCGCACCGAAGCCCCACAGGTGTTGGTCCCAATCCGCGCTGCCAACCACCAAGCCATCGAACGATTCAGCCACGGACGCGAAGTACCGCGCCCAACTGCCCGTATCGTTTGGGTTCGCTTTGGCTGCGCCCTTGATGATTTCACCCTTCACCATGTTCAACCGGTCGCGTTCCCAAACGCCTGAACTAGCACGCGTGTACCAACTGTTGCTGTCCACGCACCACCGATACTCGAGCTTGATCGCTTCCTTGCACCACTGCCGAGCAGCGGCGTTCGCCTTTACCTTTGACTCTTCTTGCATTTCCATATCCATCCTCCATGAAATGGCCGCAGGGGTGCGGCAGCACGTCCGACCCCTGCGGTGCGATCACTTGACCGCGTTTAGCTCTTGGTTCACCTTGTCGATCGATCGGAACACTAACTGCGCGAGGTTGTTGAGCCTCTGCAGCGCGTCCGATTCGTTCATGCGGCCAGCACTCACCTCATCGCATATGCCCTCGATGCGCCGTGCAATGGTCTGAATGATGTTGCCCTGCAGACTTGCTTTGTCGCGGAAGTGATCAACTTCACGCTGCAATCCTGCCGACGTACTGCGCCAATACTCCGTGTCGTACTTGCGGATAGGAATCATTCCTCACCCCGCTTCCGCACCGGCTGGCACGCTTCATGGTCAGGCACAAGAAACAGCAGCAGGAAGACCCCCACCGATACCAGGCACGCGATCACTGTAAATAGGTCAGCCATTGCGGACCTCCAGTAGCGCAGCCTCTACGGTTCCATAGTGAGCACGGGCCGCGGACCGGACAAGCTGGCGCACCACGTGCACCTTGCTCGACCCGTCGTACTTCGCGATCGCCTCGAGCAGCCCATCGGTAACCAGGTCGACCCCGATCATCCGCCGTAGATTCTTGTCGTTTCCTTGCGTCTTCGCCGCCATATGCAAGCCCTCAAACAGGCTGCAAAGTCCTACTTATTGACTAGCGTTTGGCTGTTACGTTAAATTCAAACAGCCAGTTATAAGCCGCCAACTAAGCAGGACCATGTGCCTGTGTCCGCATCTTATCGACAATTCGTCTGGCTGTCTGCAGATTATCCGCAATTACCTTACATTTAGTAGCATTGATTATTCGCCGCACAGCGCGGACGTTGTTGCTGCCGATGTTAACCCGCCAGTCCCAGTCGTTTAGGTACGGGTCAAGGCACATGGTCCACTCGCCAATCGGGTCGGTATCCCGCCGGCACATCCAGTAGTCGGTACGCCGATGGTCAAGCCGTCTGAGAGCTTCCCGGATGTTCCTCATGCCAGGACTGTACGCCCGTTTACCTCTTAAACCAACTGAGGATCTTTCCTACCCAACCAGGCGTGGCCTTGTTCATCGCTGCCTTACGCCGAGCGCACCCGCCGCAAGGCTTGAAGCCGACAGCACTTGTGACATTGGCAACCACATCGCCCATGCCCAGGCTTGGTGGAGCCGTCGGTCTTTCCGCCGCACCTGGCGCCCCAAACAGAAGAGGCGGGTCGAGGTAGTTCCCGTTCCGCGTTTCCCGTTCCTTGCAAGTCGAACACTTGGTGGCGTCGAGGTTCTTGATGCAGAACGGTGACGTCCCTGCCACCCGCCAAGACTTGCAGTCCGTGATGGGTAGCGAAACGCCGTTAATTGTAATTGTTCCGAGTTCCATTAGGTCAGGGTAATGATGGTGCCAGTGGATTTGCAAGACGTGCCGGGCGATTGGAACGACCGTAAGCATGGTTGCGGGAGCGGGTTCGCGGTTGCCCAAGCTCCACCTGGTGAGCAGTCCTCACCCTGTGGGCAGCACGGCGCAACCGTGTAGACGTATGGGTATGCATAGCAGCCGGTGCGCGGTTCAGGCATCGAGGGGCACAACGATTCCCATCCGTACACGAGCACAATATCGATGCCACCGATGTTCACTGTGATGTCTTGCAGCGGCCAACCATCGGAAGCTTCGCAGTTGGTGACGTTCTGGAAGAACGCAATGTCCGTGCAGATCGAGATAGTGCCGTTCCCGTATTCCTGAACGCGCTTCATCGTGTAGCGCGAGCCCATCGCGTATTCCGGGAACGAGAGGCACTGGATGACGTAGTTGTTGGCAGTCGCACTCGTCGCGGAGATAGCGGCGTTCGTGGTGTTTGCGGTTGTCATGCGCGGCGGCGATGCGACTATCAAAGTTTGGGCCGCGCAGGCGTAGTATCGAGGGGACGAGGCCACCAAGGTGACCGTGATCTCGGTATTTCCGTTGGTGAACGCCACACGGTCAACACTCAACGCATCGCCAGCAGCAAAGCCTGGTCGATCGTTTGGAGTCTCTTGATCGCACAGCACACAACTTTGCCGATTACCAAACCAGAAGTACGCCGACCACGGCCCGATGCCGGTAGCCGTGACAAGTCCGCCGATACGGTTGTTGATTCGCTGCGCCATGTGCGCGGCGTTGCCGCTGAAGGTCACAACATCAAGGCCACAGACGCTTAACTTAATCGCTGGAAGAACACCCCACCCAGTGTTGACCGTATCTGCACTGATGTGCACTACGCCTGATACACCAAGGAACATAGCATCGAGTGACGCTTGTGCGCCCTCTGATGTCGGGTCAATCTCCGGAGCGAAACAAGCCGGGAAGACGATGGTCATGACGTCCTCTACATGCGGTGCGCAGCCAGCACTGCCAAGCGAGTAACACGTTTGCACGTTGTACGTCTCGTAGCGATCCTCGAAGCTTTCGCAGTAGTCGGGGATATCGTCGCAAATGGGTGTGCTGCCGCAGCAGTCGCCCTCCGGTTCGCAGTCGGGGCAAACCATGTACTCGATGTTGACTTGAGTGACTTGGCTCGGGCAGCTCGTGGGCGTTGACGGGTCGAGCACCGTGCAATAGCCCATCGTCTGCGTCATACTTTTGGAGAGGCTCACGATCTCCTTTGGTGGGCCGTGACCACATCGAACGTCCCACGGAACGCCGAGTGTCTCAATGCACGTAGTCGCCGTACTTTGGATGGTGACTTCCTTACCCTTGACGGTTCCGGATTGGTCAGCAAAGTCATAACACTCCGCGATTAGTTCCTCGCAAGGGAGTTCCGAATCGTTTTCAATAACGGGGCTTTCCTCGATTTCAAGTTCGGCGATCCCGCCAGGTGTGCCCTGTTCCTGTAGGTCTGCGTAGCAGCACGGGTTTTCACCCAGGACGCGGTTCTTCACCTTTACCAAGTCACCCTCGTTCACTGGCCAAGTCGACAACGGATTCGGGCAAGGAATGCTTTGGAATCCGGTCAGGATGTAGATACAGCAATCGTGGCTCACGAAGTAGCACTTGTTTGCCAGGTCTGGCGGCGATGGTATTCCTATCGACAAGAGATAGCGCGGGCAAAACTCAATGCGGTCTGGGGCGTTCGTGCAATCAGGCGCACAACAGTAATCCTCAAAGTACGTCTCACACTTGAGCGCGTACCAAAGGAGTCCGTCCTGGCAGCAGCATGTTCGCCGTCTACTCACTTACCACCCTGCCGACGGCAGTAGATGTAGCCGCCCACTACGCCGATTACGCCGAGCATGATGCCGAACCAAAGACTGCCGATGAGCGATTCCATTGATGCAATGATCATTTTTTCCCTTTGCGTACGAGTGTCTTCTTGCCTTTGGTTAGCCCAAATGAGCAACCGGCCCCGAATGTTGTGAGCAGCAACGCCACCATCCAAATCGTGTATTGGGTTGTAGTCAACATTCCTTATCTCCGTGGTATGTACATGTAAATCAGTGCACCGGCTACGAGCACCGATGCACCGATGCTCATGTAGGTCAGCGTGCTGAAGATCGGATGCGTGTCATCGCTGACGTACGGTATGGCCTGATGCACCGCATTGGCTTGCGCCTCGATGCTGTCAAGTTCGGCGCTTGCACGCACCAGGTACGCACGCGCCAGCGCTGCACTAGCCGCGCTCGATGTCGCTGCCTGCGAAATCATCGCGGTTTGCGAAGCGCAGCCGCTGGTCAGCACCAAGATGATGAACAGTGCCAGGTGGATCACACCGCCACCCATTCTTTTGTGTCTTCGTCCCACTGCCACGGCCCACCGGGCGGCACCGGTACGGGCGCATCCCATCGGCAAGTGGCTTCGTTCAATACCCAAGACGGGTAAGGCTTTGGCGGAATGAAAGCATTACGAACGGAGTCGAACGTGTAGCCGATACCCGCAAAGTTCTTGCGTATCGTTGCGTTGTAACTGGTCTGCACCCATGTGCCGCCAAGCAGGTTGGCACACCAGGTCGCGCCGTTCGCTTCCTCTGAATCAGGGACAACGATTACGCGCTGGACGATGTTGCTTGCGTTGATTTCTGCAAAGTGTGCCATGATTTAGCCTGTGTAGGTAAAGGTGCCTGTGCTGGTAAACGCATGGAAACTTTTTCCGCCCGATGACGAGTAGCTTCCGCCGGTTCCCCTTTGAGATCCTGTGTAAGAGACAATCACAATGCCGCTACCGCCAGCGGCTGCGGTTGCCGAAGATGATCCACCACCACCACCGCCGCCTGTGTTCACGGTTCCTGCGGTTGCGTTCAATGGCGTGCTAGCATTGTTCCCTCCGTTACCACCACCACCACCGCCGCCACTTGCGTTTCCAGATGATTGGGCACTACCGCCGCCGCCTCCTCCGGCGTAGTCCAAATTGTTTTCCGTCCAAGTCTGTCCGGAACCACCAGCGCCGCCAAAAGGGCCAGCGGCTGCATTAGTTCCCACAGCGCCTGCACCACCACCGCCGCCACCTGCGTTTACTGTAGATGATCCACCTGCGTTGCCTTGTCCTGCGGTTCCTGCGCCGCCTACCCCAGTTACCGCACCACCTCCGCCGCCGCTGCCACCTATGTTCCCGTTTTGAAATGAAGAACCAGCGCCGCCACCACCTGTCGACGTCGTAGTGTCGAACGTACTGTTGCTTCCGTTTGTTCCTTTAGCCGGGGTAGTAGACTGCGTCGCAGCGCCACCTGCTCCAATAACTACCGTGTAAGAAGTGCTAGGAGTTAATGTAAGGGAAACAGTGCGAAATCCACCCGCACCACCACCACCGCCAGCGTTCCCACCTGCGTTGCGAGCGCCGCCGCCTCCTCCGGCGACTATTAGCATTTCAGCGCTGTAAGGGCCGCTACTTGACGCACCCAACATTGATTTCCGAAACATGGAGGTAAACATTACGGTATGGCCTCGGCTGTGATGCGTGCGAAGATGGTTGCGATGTGTCGGTTCTCGCTGCCGGATGTCGGGTCGGCGTAGAGGACGATGGTGCCCCATGAGTTGGCGGGTAGCGCAGTAGTGCCAGTGACAGCCGCGGCAGTCCACGCAACCGTGGCAGTGCCGCCGGCAGCGTTGACTACTGAGCCAGTGCCTTGCAGGGTGACCGTGCCCACGGTGATGTAGCCCTTGGGTGTGAATCCTGCGTTCGTCCAGTGGAAGTTTGCGCCGTCATCGTGAACGTGCATTGAGACGGCAAAGACTTCGCCGGGTACAACGGTCTGCGGCGGAATGGGAGTGACGAGCGTGAGATTAGCCATCAGGTGCACCTCAGTGGGTTGGGTCGGTCGAAGTAGGCGAAGACGGCGCCGCTGCTGTCATAGCAAACGTGGAGCTCGACCTTTGCCGATAGTTCCGTTGTAGGCCATGAAGCCGTGCCAGTGTTGTAAGTGGATCCGACCGGCCCAATCGTCGCCGCTGGCGCTGTTGAGATGTTCATCCCATCGACGATTGTGGGGGTGTTGTGCCACTCGCGCAGGTTCACGGCAGCGGCATAGGTTCCACTCAAATCGTTTGTCGGCACCGTAATGCCACCACCGCCGATTGGAGTTGGGAACCATATCTTGACGGCGTACGTCCATCGGTTTGCTGCGTAAAGCGTTGCAGTGTTGATGGTCACCAGGACAGACTTGGTAGGCGCCTTGTTGAACGCTTCACCCTGCGCAAACTTGATACCGGCGGCGTTGGCAGTTGCCACGCGTTGAGTCTGCGCGAAACCGTTCATGGCGTAACGGGTCAATCCCCCGTATAGGTTGCCATTGAAGATTGGGTTCTGCCAAGCCATTATGCAATAGCCAGTGGTTTGGGTGATGTAAGCGCGGCCAGATCCAAAGACGCCAAGATGCCGGAGAACGCCGACAACGTGTTGTAGCGTTGCAGAAAAACAACTTTGTCGACTTGGAGAATTGGCAAACCACCGATGTTTATGCCGGCAATCAAGATCGGTTCGCCAGTCGGATTCGGAGCAGGGATCTGCTCGAGGTGGTACCAGGCGTCATACAAGAAGGTGTGGGACATCCGGTAGTAATTGTCTTCCGGTGCAGTCTGAAAGCCCTGGTAGAGCAGGGTTCCGATTGGAAAGCCAAGGAACTCCGCGCTATTGCGGTTGCCGACGTACGAGGTGTAGGTAGCCCATGCTGGCTCCGCCGTTGGCCCGCTTTGCGGTAGGGTGCGGTCGTACTGGGTTTCAATAGTCACAAGTTGCTGAGGTACGTCGTAGACCTTTGGTTTGCCGTTCGTGTCGACTTTGTCGCCGGCAATGTCAACAGCACCTGAGAACGTCACGCTTCCATTTGTTGGGAACGTGGGAGCGCTGCGGTACATGGACGTTGATCGGACTACGGTCGCGCGTGTGCACGTGCAATACGAGCCGCCTACGTCAAGTTGCACCCCGTCGCGGGTGGTCGCTCGATGCGTGACGATCCAGGCGTTCTGTCGTTCGCGAACTGGCTCAATAGAAACCTCACGAACCACCATTGTCTTCAAATACGAGTTACCCGTGTACGCAGCCGAACTGATCCGCGTTGGAGGCTTTCCAGCAGCTGTAATAATCTGCGCTTCGGTTGGCTGTGTGCTTGCGCTGCTCCACGTCATCAAGTAATGCAAAATGATTGAGGATTCACCAGGTGGGGCAACAAGTGAGTAACTGCGGCTGTCCGCCTTTTCAACAAGGGTGAACGACATCAGGAACCACCTTTCAAGAGCCGATTTTGTTCGCGCATCAATCGCAGTTCCTCTGCGTCGATCATCGCATTTTTTGTTCGTACGTCGCGGTTTTTATTGTCAGACATACGCGCGGTCATCTCTTGGCCCATTGTGCCAAGTTTGCCGATGTCTACCCTGCCGCCTTGATCGAGGATGTCTGAACTAAGGAACGGCATAAAGCCTTGCAACTGTTTGAAACGCCTAGCGTTTACTTCCTTGTCCATGATGAGTTTGCTTGGATCCATCAAGTTTTCCATGAAGTTGGCCGAGCCCGCATTCATGAGAGACAAAGCATCTTCTTTGAGGCTTTGAGTAAACGCGATACCGCCAGTTCCAGAAGCAACGTCATCTTGGGCGCGTCTTTGGATTCCTTCACGCTTTACGCGTTCACTGCCAGCCACATCTAAACCAAAGTTTTTCGCCATAAACTGCTCTCGGCGCAGTTCAAGCATTTTGGTTTGCATGACTCCGCGTTGTGCCTCTGGCGAAAACCGCGTAGACATTTGAGCCATTTCAGTCACGCGTCGATCCATCATGCGAAATACGCTCATGAGCATTTGGAAGCCCATCTGCGCCATGTTGAACGACGCACCAACAGCAATAGCGCTGGTCTTACTGTTCAACTTCGCCAACTCGCGATTGGTTGCCGCCACGCCCTTGATGACGCCGGACGGGTCAACCTCAGCGCGTATGACAGCCTTCATGCTCTTATCTGCCATACGTCTCCTTGCTTAACCAGGGAATGCAGCGCTGTGGCTTCTGATCGACGGCGTTGCACACCAGGGCCGTAAGCAGCCACTCACACCGTTCAAGGGTGGTGAGTTCCGTCTTAGCAATAAGTCCGCTCATGTTCATGCGTTGCTCGGCGTCTGCAATTCTCCAGAGCCGCCGTTCGGCGGCATCGTAAAACGTTCCCGGTTGATCTCCTCAAGCAGCGCCGAGCAGATGTCCGCTCGGACGTTTGCCATCTCGCCATGGTTGTGCACGAACGGCGTGCCATCGATGCAGGACAAGCAAGCCGCCCACCAGTACGGATCTGCCGAGGCGCGGGTGTAGTCTGCCATTGTGGGCTCACGCACCATGATGACGCCAACACCAGGCACATCGACGCGCCGTGGCTTCGGTGAGATTGAAGACAGATCAAACGGCATCAAGCCTCCTCAACGCTGATTGACCACATGCCAGGGCCGGAGCCGTCATCGGTGCGGGTTGCGCTGGTGATGTGCCCAGTTAGTACGTACGCCACTGAACCTTTGTCCGTGTAACTAAATGCCACGCTCCTGTTTTGAGCGTCTGCTATCGAAGCTGGATTCATATGCGCTCGGATCGCTACGTCTAAACCGCTGTCTGCCATGCAGTCAAATGTGACGCTGCGTTGGATGCGTCCGGGCATTCGCTTCTCTGCGAAGTCGGCAAGGCTTGTCGAGTCGAGAGACGAGCGCGAGTGGCTAAACGTCACATTCTTTGCAAAGTATGTAGCGGCCGTCGATGATTGAAAGTTGAGCGTGAGCGCTCCGCCGTAGCCCGGTGTAATTGCCATTAGGTTGTCTCCTGTACAAGTAGTTCAAGTTGGATATTGCCGATGCGCTCCGCATCGGTCTTGCCGTCATCTATTGATTCTGTGCTCATGGTCACGCTGAACGCGGACAGGACTAACACACAGTCGTATCCCACGTTCGTAATTGGTGCTGCAAACGAAGTCCGCACATCGTCTACCAGATTGAGGCAATCATCGACCGTATCCGCTATGGCTTGAACCTGTACCGTAATTGTCCAATGGCACAAAGTTGGGATGCCGGAAGTAACAACATCAACTGCAGCGCTGGTGATTTCGTAGACGTAACACGGTGTTGCAGCGCCCGCCTGGCGAACCCCACAGAAGGAATTCGCTTTTAGTTGTAACTCAACTCGAATAGCCTTTTGGATATTACTTAGGGACACTGGTATTCACCATTCCGAGGATCTTGCGAGCCTCAATGAGAATCTCTGTACTGATCGCCTGCATGATTTTCGCTACGTTCGCCTTGCCCCACATTTCGCCGTAGTGGTTGCCTGGGATCATGCGGCCGGAGTGCTTGTGCACGAATCCGTTCTCTGTCCAGGGGAACACGAACTGCCGGCCGCGTGCGCGTGCGCCGCCCTTCTTGCCAAGTTGCACCCCGAGCTCGGCGCGGATTGGTGCGCCGGCAGGGCCCATTCGCTTGGGCGAACTAATTCGAGTAGCGGAGGCAATCGCCTTGCGGTGGACTTTCTTCCCGCTGCGGACGTAGGGCGCATTCAGCAGGACGGCTCTCAGGTTTGCCACGAACGGCTTAAAGCCTTTGCGGATTGCCTTCTTCCGGACGGATTCGTTAAGCGCTGGCGAAAGCCGCGCCAGGGTGCGAGTTACTTCGTCCGTATCGATAGTGATGCGGACAGCACCAGACGTGCCTACGGACCCGCCGCTGCCTCTACCCGCTGGGCCCATGTATCGATCGTGGAACCTCACGGCGTCACCTCCGCAGCAGTCACGCGCAAGCGTTTTTTACGCCCACTGTCCGGGTCCACCAGGCTCAACACGTTGTACGCGGTTCCGTTGAGGACCAGCCGGCTACGCGTGTTGATGA